AGATCTAATGTCATTACTCCTAATTTTGTAATAATTTGAGATTGTAATTCTTTGAATCTCATAGAAGAAATTATTCTGAAGATTTCAAAATTCAACGGTAAAGATACTGCAAACTGTGTTCCTTGATAATTCTCGGCTATCTTAATTCCATATGAATCTATATTACTACGTGTCTTATCTGTTAATTCACCGAACACTACGTTATCCTTAACCGAGATGTAAATTTTATTAGTCTCTGTGCTTATTGAACTTCCTTTAATAAGACTGATAACTGATGTATAAGGCAATACAAAAGAACCGTCAAATTCAAACGTTTTAATTTTTTCTAAATTTAATTTTGGTGTAGTTATAATTCCATCGTCATACAAGTGATATTTAAATCTAATGCTGTCAGAGGAATATCCAATAAAATTGGAAGATATATCTAATTCAAAAGTATCTTGTTCAATACAAGATACTACTCTAACAAACTTTTTTACATCCGGTACGTTTAGACACTTTACCGCATTGATATTATCGTCTGTATAATTAGCTCCGACTATAATAGTATTATCGCTAGTAGATATTAATGAACTTATCTTCCCTTTGCTTACATTAATAACCGCACTGTCAGTAACTTTGCTTAAAGGAGAAAGAAAATTATTTAAAAAATTATCTTTATTTGTTATCTTAAGGTTCATTATACATTATAATAACCTACAAATTTTGATATTCAAGATATTCTTACTTTATCTAACTTATCTTCTATTCGTTTTAAAATCGAAATAATTTCTTTTAAATCGTTATTAGGAATAACGGTTTCTTTTAAAGATTGAGTTTGTTCGTGTACGTGGACATGATTAATAGGAGCAGGTAATGGCTGTTGCAAATTAACACTTGCATTTACAACCGTATGTGTAGGGCTAGGCCTATGCCCAGAAGGAATGGTGTTTATAATTTGGGCAGGATTAAAAGGATTACTTCTAAGAGTTGAACTTTGAGAAATAATATTTTTGTTTAACTCCTTAAGATCTCCAGTAAGATGTTGGCCCATAAACGCTATGGTAGCCATTTTTATTTCTTCTGGCGATAAATTGTCGTTAAACGTATCCATTATAGATCTTGCAATAACTTATCTATTGATTCATCGCTCTCTGCTACTTTAACAGTAGCTTTCTTAGCAGCGGGTGTAGGAGCACTTGATGTAGGCTGAGTTAGCTCTTCAGCATCCTCAGTATCTTTTGTACCAAGATAATGTTCCTCGAGCGTTGCTTTGAGCTCATCATAACTCTTTACACTAACATATGACTCAAGATCAAATGCAGAGTTATAAGTTTTCTTATAATCAGCTTCATCTAGCCCTTCTATTTCTTTAGGGGTCGAAAACTTAGAAGAAACGTAAGTAGGATAATCACCTTGCTTTTCAACTTTAATGCGGAGATTACACCCTTTAGGTGAGAGATCAAAAATGCGAGGTCCGAGTTCAGAGGCTTCTTCACCCTCAATTGCATCCATAATAATCTTATGAAGCTGACGACCAAAGCGAAGTAGTTTAATCTTACCGTTATTATCTGCATTTACCGGGTCGTTAATAACATAAACACTTACTAACCAATTCTCCCTACGCTTAATAGCCAAGGCCTTTTCTTTTTCCTTTTCAGTGCCATTACGGAGTACTCGATATCGCTCCTCGGCTATAGGATCACGCTGATTCCAAGTAGTAGGGCTTACTACAGTAACAAGCTGACCGGTTGTAAAACTATTCCAACCATAGGAATAATAATGAAAAAACGTTTTAGACGGGTCTTTAACGTTAGGAAGAAGACGAACTGTATAGGTATTACCTACCTCACATCGAAGATAATCTTTAATCTTAGAAGATGCCCCCTCGTTATTTTTGGTTAAAGCCCCTTTAATACTCTCAAACATCGATGCGGTAAATGTACTCATAATAATATGATAATAGACATAAATTTTAAATCAAGCATTATTTAAGATTTTTTTAAGACCAAGCTCTACTAATTTAGATGCTTTTTTAGAATTATAAAGTCTAGTTCTAAATAAGGAAATATTGTTATAAAGATTTTCGCCTATAATAAATTTTGCAATTTCGGCTTCTCTTTGCTTAATATTTTTTTCAAAGTTATTATAGCCAAGTAATGTATATAAGTTTACTTTATGTTCTTTAAGATGGATTAAAAAAGAATATTCGTTATTTGTTTTATGATTAATATAGCTTACCGGAGAAATTTGTTTTGAAGTACAAAATTTCTTAATAAACAGCAATGACTCTTTAATACTTGTTAATTGTTCTTCCGAATCAGGATCTAAATTTTCCTGCTTTTTATTAAACAAAGTATAAGCTTTAGTTGCCTTTAAAGTGTGATAATATTCTAACGGAAAGTATTCCTCATCGGGGTAAACGTTGTAAGGTGCTTTAAAATATTCTTCTATCTTAATGTGAGGAAATCTTTTTAAAAAGCTGCTAACCTTTTTTATAGCTACAAACGTTTCGTTATTAAGTTTTTCAAAATCTTTACGCAACTTAAATGGTTGCTTATTTCGGGATCTTGAAACTCTTAAAAACGTATTGTAGATTAATTTATCGAACTCTGTAATCAAAGTAAGTGCTTCCACTTATTTCTAACTAACTGCTTTTTAACTTTTCTAAGCATGCTGGGTTTATAAAAACATCTTTTCAGCCTAAGTTCATCCATAACTCCGGAATTTAAAAATTCTCTATTAAATCGTTGCCATGCTTTATCAAAATAGGCTTTGTCGGTACACTTCTTTTTATCTAATATTACTTGGGCGTTAATTATACTCATAAAAATAAACTCTTTTTACTCGAATTAAGAAACTTCATTATATACTTGCTTTTATAAAGTCCAGAATCAAATTGCAGAAAAAACTTCACTGCAACAAAATTATTTTTTAGTTCACAATGCATTTTAAATAAGTCTCGTATTTCCTTGTTCTTTAATAATAATATAAACACATTTGCGAGGTTCAACTTTTTTGTATGTAATAAGGTTATTAACGAACAAAAAGAAAGAAAAAGGTGGTTTTGCTCAAAATCATTTAACTGCTCGGAGGGATCGTATCCTTTCACTGTAGACAACTAATTATTAATTATTTATATAAAATCAATTGTCTATTGCTAATTTCGACAGGGTATTAATGGATGATGTACTTGCCTCCGTATCGTTTATATGTTCATCCTCAGTAATCGTTAATGTAGAATAATCTATACGCATTGCACAATGCCCAAAGTTGGGACCAAATCTATTCTTCATAAAGCCCATCTTTATGACGCCTAATTCTTTATCGGTGTCTTCTTGCCAAATACTGAGAATAACGTCTCCGGTCATTGCCAATCCTATACTCTCTGAAATTGTTTTTAATCCAGGATCAGATATTTCATATCCTTCTCTATTTAACTGCGTGGCTGAAATAATCGGACAATTAAAAGTATAAGAAATAGCTCTTAATTGTTCTGTACAAATTTTTATTCTTTCATAACTGCTATCCCCGTATGTAGAGTTTAAGAGATTAACGTAATCGAGTACGATTGCATCAATCTTAATGCCTTTTTGAATTAACTTCTTTATAAAAGCCTTTAAGTGGTTTGCTGTAATAGTGGCGGGTGGAAATTCTTTAATAATGAGACGAGAATCGGGATGCTCAATACAATATTCATCTAATTGTGTCTTAAGTGTTTCAGATTCAATCTTTAATTGACTGAGAGGTATCTTTGAAACACTCGAACAAAGTCTTTTTGCGTAAATGAGCTCGGGCATTTCAAGAGAAATTAATAATACTGTTTTATTTTGTTCGGCTATGTTAACGGCAATATTACCTAAGAATATACTCTTACCAATATTCGTTTCACCGGCAAACAAATATAATGCTTTTCCATCTTCAAGAAACCCACCACCTATTTTATCATCTAACCATTTCCATTTCGAAGGAATATATTTTTCATTAGAGTGTAAGTCGTCAATAACCTTATTAATATTATTAAATAGGTCTAAACCAATGTCGGTTGTTAGAGATACGTTACAAGCTTTTTCAAATTTATCTAATATTTTAGACGTATCGACGCTGTTTTTATTAATATCATCTACCACATCCATCATTGTATGATAAACAGATTTCTCTTTAATAAATGTTTCGGTATTAGCTGTTAGTTCGTCAATATTAAAATTTTTATCGATATTATTAAATAAACTGACCGTAGTCTTAAATGAATTTTTTAATTCCTCTGTAGTTAAATAAGATTTTATTTCAGTTAAGGTCGGACATGTACCTCTTTTTTCGTAAAAGTCTCTAATAATTTCAAAAACTGCCTTTACATCCTTATTCTTAAAGTATAAAGGTTTAATATAATCTATTATAGAGGCTAAGTAAGCTTCATCTGTAAGAGATTTATAAGCTATTATAATTTCAAAATAATCTAAATCTAGCTTAGCCATTACAATATGATATAATCAATTTACCAGTAATCAATAATTGCTGTATTCTTTTAAAAATTGTTCTTGGCTAGATAAAAATAATTCGTTATTTGTATTAAGAAGCCCCGGGGACTTATGTACTACCCAAATTGGCGCCACCCCGAGTTTAAGCTTTTTAGTATTTGCATCCAAGCTACTTGCTATATCATAATGATGGAATGTATAGTTCTCATTAAACTTCCATGCAACCTGGCTAGCCCTTTTTGTATTAATACTTAAAAACAATCCATCAAGTATGGTAACTCTTGCTGGAGTAGGTCCAAATGATGTCATAAAAATTTGACCATGATCGTTGCAAGGGTGTGCTACAGCCCCTCGAAGATTGTTTCCATTAAACCCCCCACACATTAAGTGCCATAATGCTAGCTTTTGAATCTTAGGATTAACTCCCCCGGCAAGACCTACAATATCAAAATCATTATGTGCCTTTTCTAGCTTTTCACATACTGCAAGATCATCTACATAAACATCATCGTGTATAAAAACTATAAATTTATAATCTTTACTATATTCGGCTAGAATAGAGTTGTATCGTTTGCTAAGACCTTCAGTATTGTCTTCATCGAACAAGATATCTATCTTATCCTTTAATCGAAATAACGACTTATATGCAGATGTTTGTTTGGCATCTTCATTTCTTGTGGCGAAATAAAAAATAATTTTATTCATGGGCTAAAAAAAGGTGAGTTAATATGAAACTTACCTACACTAGTTATACCTTCTTTAGTTAAAAGATAGAGCAAACCTTCCTCTACCGTAACAAAATCGTTATCCGGTAGAGAAGAAAACTCATTGTTTAGAAAGTCTGCATACAAGGTGCTACCCGACCGGGCAATATATATGTTAGCTGTCTTTTGATTATAAATCCATAGTCCAAACGTTCCTTTGAGCATGGATAGAGTTTTAATAATAGCTAAAATTTCATCGTTATACTTCTTGAAATGCATATCTAGTAAAGCTGGTATAACAGAAGAGTCAACCACATTAAAACTCTTCTTGTTAGCGATTAACTGCTTTAATTCTTTATGATTGGTTAATACTCCGTTATGTGCAATTAACCACTCTTTCAACTGAAAGGGATGAGAGGTATTAGGAGAGAATGCTCTTTGTGCAGAAGTAGGAGCCTGGGTATGGCCTAAGAAATAATCAAAGTTAGTAATACTTCTCTTTTTCTTACCATACTCAATAACAAGCTTTTTAGTAAGGTTAGCAGTACCTGGTGTCTTGAGAATGGCATGTAACTGTTTACCAATTAATAAACCACCATAAGAAAAGGTACCTCTTTTCTTGTTACTCTTATAAAGATTTACATAGTTTGTAAAGTCTTTAGCTCCAAATATGCCGCAAATAGTTATATCCTCCTAATTTATTATAATAAGAAGAATAAATAATTCAAGATGAATAAGGACTGTAAACTCATTTTTGAATCATATTTAGCTAAAAAACAGGTTATTTCTGAGGCTCCTATATATGGAATGGGAGATATTGGTTATTCTGGTGACTTTGAATCTGCTCCAGGTAAAGGTTATGGAATCGGTCAAGTTGCTGCAAAAGAAGGTAAAACAAAGACTGAAGTAGCAAATAGAGTTTTACAGGCTGTTAAAACAAAGCTTTTTAAACCTGCCAAGCACGTTGTAGACGGTAAAGAGTATGATCTCTATTATCCGGGTTCAAAAATGAAGTTTAGAACTGATCTGGAAAATTTAATTAAAAACGAACTTAAAATTGGTGGTACGGTTGCTAAATATACTGCCCGTATTGTAGATAATCTTCTAAATGTAGTAAGAGTGGATGCAGAAGGTGGTACAGCTGCAAGCCCTAAGCAAGTAAAACAGGCAGTTGATGCAGGGTTAGAAGGTAAAAAGGTTATCGCTCCAGGTACTCCGAGTACGGCGCCTACTCCTGAGGCTCCTGCTACGACAAACACGTTTGTAAAAAATTCTAATGTTCGTTTTATTAAGGAATGGCAGCCCATATTTGTAGAATTACCAGATGAAATTTCTGTTGATCAAGGAGACATTTACGATTCACCGGAACTTAGAAACGAAGTAGTTGAAGCTATTACTCGCGCTTATGATTCGAAGATGGCTAGTGACAAAGAAGTAGTACAAGACTTTATTGAATCATTAAAGTTTAAGAACAGCTACATCCCTTCTTCTGAAAAGAAGGAAGGAGAAGGTACCGGTGAAGTAGAAACAGTTGATGAATATCCTGAGGATGATGATGTCACCGGTGAACTAAGATCGATGGGTGCAATTGGCGGTCGTCGTGGCTTTGATCCTGGTGGATTTAGCTATGGAGACTAAAAATGGCAGATTCAACAATTGCAGGTCTTCCTAGAGCGCTAGAAACGAATACAAGTGCTATAATACCGATCACTATAGCAGGTATTACTTATGGTATACCTGTAAGCGCTATTATTACTGCTCAAGGTAGTAATGGTAGTGGTTTCATGCAATTACCTGTAGGTACGACGGAGGAAAGAGGGGCTACACCTGCACAAAAAGGTGCAATAAGATTTAATTCAACAATAAACTCTATAGAATGGTACGACGGAAGCATTTGGTCAGGCAATCCTAAAACAGTAGAGTTTGCTATTTGGGGTGCAGGTGGAGGTTCAGGTTCTCAAAATAGAACCAACGGTTATTATAGAACCACTACTCAGTATTACGTTAAAGAAGGTGGAGCAGGTGGATATGTTTCAGCTACTTATAATATTAATCCTGGTACAGTTTTAATATTTTCTGTAGGTGGGGGAGGAAAAGGAGGTTTAGTTCAAGGTAATCCATCTTCTGCATCTGGAGGATATAATGGTGGGGGTAATGGAACCTATACTGGTAATGATGCTAGTGGGGGAGGAGGAGGTTATTCAGGTGTATTTTTAGGGCAAAAAAATCAGAGTGGTGCTTTAATTATAGCTCCTGGAGGAGGTGGAGGAGCGGGAGGGCCTGGATATCCAGGTAGCGGCAATGATAAAGCAAACGGGGGAGGGGGAATATCTTCAGCTTTAGGAATAGGTAATGCAGGTACTACCGGATTTAATGGGGGTGGTGTTGCCGGGGGCGGTACAAATCTACAGGGCGGTATAGGCGGTACCGGTGGTGCTGGTCAGCATGGGGTAGCTGGAAGTGCGTTACAAGGAGCTAATGGTTTTTTTCATAACAATGACTGGGGAAGCGGTGGTGGAGGGGGAGGTGGGTGGTTTGGGGGTGGCTCCGGTGCAAATGATGGAGCATCTTGGTCTGGGGGAGGCGGGGGTGCGGGTTCAGCATTTGTTAGAGGTGTAACAAATATAAATTATCCCTCAGAGGGATTAAACCCGTTTACTGGAATAATTTATGTAAATCATGCTTTTGGAATTCAAGAATATGGTAAATGGGGTGATGGTTCAGCACCAGGCGGTTATCAAAGTATGAGACAACCTATCAATACAGGAAGTAGTGTTTATACAAACAATGTAGGTTTAGGAGGTCCTTTTAATGTTTCTGCAAGTTTGCCTGAGGGTTTAGATGGTAATAATGGTTTAATAGCTTACAGAGTAAATAGCGGGCTATGGAATGTTGTCAGTTATTCTGGTACAGATGCTATTATTACTATTAATTAAGCAATCTCTTTACACTTATATTTTTCCCAAGGTATTGAAATTTTATACGGTATTGGATCTATGTAGCCGGCATCTATAAAGCCTTTTATTCTTAAAGAACACGCAGTACATTCACCGCAGGCCTGTTCTTCTCCTTCATAACATGTCCAGGTATTCTTAAAATTCACTCCAAGTTTTATTCCTAATTTTATAATTTCTGCTTTAGATTTATCGATTAAAGGTGCTTGAACGGTAATTTTATTTCTACGGTTCAAAGCCGATACTTTGTTGATTTGCTCTAGAAATTCTTCACTACCATCCCAGAACC